ACCAAGCCTGAATGTTGAAGCCGCAGCCTCAAAATTCTCCCACTGATGTAGAGGCTCGTATGCAATTTCGAGTGCTCTAACAGTTTGCGTTGCCACTAAACTTTCACCCCCTTATTACTTCTTTCTGAGAACTTCACTAGTAATACGAGTTGACTCATCCACAGGAAGTCCAGAATCAGTAGCGGCTTGCTTAAACTGCTCATTCGCAATTTCAATTTGCGCCGCTGCCTTCGCTTTGCGAAGCCTTTGAATCTTCTCATATCGAGCATTGGAAATCCTTGCGAGAATTACATCTCCATTCACGCGCTCTCCAACCGCATTGGGTGGAACCAAGGCATTTGCCTTGTCTTTTTCTCCAACAACTTCATAGCCATAGAGCATCTTCATGCGTTCCAGATTATCTGGCTTTTTGTTCAACCATACATAATGGTAATCATCATCCTTGTTAGCTACATAAAACTGATCTACACCAGGCATTTCGTCCATCAACTCGATCATCGGTCTACTCATTTCTTCTTATTACCTCCAATCTCAATTTCCTCTACGCCAGAGTATTTTTTATACAACTCAGGAGAAACACCCATTCTCTCAGCAACAGCTTGTTCTTCGCTAGAAAGTTCGACCTTCGCTTCTTTAGCGGGAGTAACCACACCTTTCTCAAGCTGTGCCTTAGCAATCTTCTCCTGTCGCTTATGCTCCTCACTACTAATGAAATCATCTGCATAGGACTTCGTAAGTCGCCAAATTGCATCCATGCCCTGTGTGTCTGCCAAAACTTTTGGATCAGTACGATCAATAACTTTATCTAAATAAGAAGAATACTTAGTAAACTCTTCTATTCCAACCCGCTCCCTCAACTTCATTTTCTGAACTTCTACCATTGTATTAACTGTCGCACCGTCATCTTTTGGAGATTCTTTAACTTTCTCCAGAAGTGGCGCCATTTTGTGTTCAAAAAACTTAGCTAATGCAGCACCAGGATTATCATATAACTCTTGTGGAGTAATTTCTACATCTCGTGCTTTGTCAGGCTCAGCCGGCTTAGCAGGCTCACGCATGGAGGCTACAAGCTGCTGCATACCTTCTAAAATAGCTTTATCTCTAGCCTGCAAACGTGTATCAAGCTCGCTCATAAGATTTGTGCGAAACTCATCCAAGTTCGGTGCCTCCGGCTTAGCCGGTTCCTCGGGCTCGTGCTTCTCAGGCTCGTCACTCATGGCTCATCTCCTCTTGCATAATCATCTATGTCTCCGAGCACTTTGTCAAGAAATCTTAATTGCCCCGCATAGACTGGACCAATCTCAGCCTCCGCAGCCTTCAAATTCTTCAATCCGATCCATAAATTCTCCTTCGCCGGCTCAATAATATCTCTCAAAACAAGCTGCCATCCATCACTACGAAGCAATTCGCGTACACGCTCACGCTGCTCAAGAGTCGGCATTAACTTATTGCCTGCGCTGTTGGTTGTCCTTCAGCTATAGGAACTTCAGAGCCCGGCTCTGGCTGAAATGCTACATTGGGCGCAACATTAGAATTAGTCGCCCCCGGTTGCGCGGGAATACCTGCACTTTCCTGAAACTGCTGTAGCCCCTGTTGAATTTGCTGTTCCATACTCTCAACGCCACCGCCAGATTTTACAAATCTGAGTGCTTCACCAACATCAACCAAGAATGTTTCGGGATCGCTCTTATCATACGATGCAATAATCTCCTTCAATGTACGATAGGACGAATCCGCCATGTCGATAATCATGTCTTTTATTGCTTCCGGCACTTGTGGATTAATCATAATCTGCTGTGCTACCGCAATAACCTGGCTATAAAACTGCGAAATTAGATTAAATAACGCTAAGAGTGCTTGCCGCTCAGTTTCTTTGTTCATAGAAGCTGACGAAGCATTGACTTGTAAAAAGAAATTCTTTTCTATCATCTCAGGTGATTGAGAAAGAATCTCTCTCACATACAACTCTTCTTCGGGAGACAAAATCTCTGAAAGCTCAACACGCGGGCCAAATTGCTGATACAACTGACTCACCTGTATCCCAATCTCGCCAAATACCTTCCTCATAAGCTTGATAACCATATCAAATCGACGATTACCTTCTTGAAGAATCGAAAGTGTAGTCGTTGCTGCAACACGAGGATTATCAAACTCACGCCCAAGTTGAGGATCAGAAATACCGCTTAGGCGCTCGCCGTAATCACGTAAAATGGATTCATGCGTAAATGAACTAGGAGAAACATCACCGAGCTTATCAGCGATTAAATCATTTTGTGGATCTTCCATAAGCATAACCTTACCCGGCCAAATCTGCTCGCCCTTCTTAATCCCTGAATTCTTTTTACCTTTGAAATAACGAGTGTTCGCAATAGTAATGTTATCAGTACGCTGGTTAATAAACGTACTCATTGCATCCTGAATTGGCCATAGAAGCTGTGCAAGTCCATCAGCATAGGAACGACTGTCACTTCCACGTAGGTAATACAGAACCTTTATGGGTCGTTTCCCATGATGAAAGAACATGTACCTTACACTCAGAACCGTCTCTAATTCATAATTCCAAAGAACAACTAGTTCCTCACGCCAGCCATCATTATCTACATCAAATTGTACAAATGTTTCATAAAACGGAAGAACCTGCGCGTCTGCCCACGCTAATTTACGAAGTTCTGCTAATTCTTGCATATCCGGAGGAAGGTAAGAAAGACAACTCTCTCGTACTTTAGCACTATTTGAAATAAGTCCAGATCGTTCACGCTCAGCTAAATCTCCAGTGCGCAAAAACACTCGATGCGAATTCCACGGTTTCTCTTCCGCCTTCTCAATCCCCCACGGCTCTAACCAATTCTCCAAAAGAATTGGCATGATCGTAGGCTGATCTCGTACTGTCTTTGTATAATAAACGACTTCCTTCGACCTTCGATCATAAGTCCGAACTTTCTTTACTTCTTGATTCCAGAAAATCTTTACAGGACACTTACCAAGATATACAACTTGATCTGCAATCATCTCAGCAGTTTCGGTCATATCAAGGTCGTTATCAAAACTCCAATTCAGAAACTTTTCCCAAGGCTTTGCATAGGGAGCAAATGTTCCAGATGGAGTTGTAACAACCCAAAATGGCTTAGGACCTAGAAGAGTATTTACAACGCGGGCCTTCACAGCATCACCGGCAATGCGGATAATTGGAGCAATAAAATTGCTTGCACCTACCCACGGAAAGGTTTTTATCTTCGCTGCCGGTTTTGCTGCAATAGCACGACGATACATTCTTAAATCGTTAAAGTAATCTTCATGCGCAGACAACGAGCGTCGATGTTCCTCACACAGATAAGCAAGTAACTTCTTTACACCTTCACTCTCCGGATCAAGCTGCTTGTAAGCAGCCTCTTCCGGCATCTCTTCGCGTTTCAAACGAGCCATTTACTTCTTTCTTTTTCCTTTGTGCATTTCATCGGCCATCTTCTTCATAACCTTACTCGACATTTTATCCATCTTTTCTTCTTTCATCTCTTTCGTAGTCATCATCATATCACTAGCCTTCTTCTTTTTCATTTCACTTTCCCTTCTTTCTAATATATTCACCTTTGTTAGTTAAACGACCAGAACGATCCATTCCGGCAGCGGCACCAAGAGCTTGTTCGCGTGTTTTACCTTCAACACGCTGGAGATGAGCAGCCTTTTTAAATACTCTCTCAGGAAGGCGTCTACCTACTGATTTCGCCATTATTAACCTCCACTAAATTTAGGATTCGGCTTCTTTTAGTCGAGCGTTGTATCATGCTTTTCTACCTTCCAATTCATCAACCTACTGCCCATAAAGAATTGGACCAACGCGCTGCAAGAATTGTATAAACTTCATAAATTGATCCATCTGCGGAGAAAAAGACTGATATGGCACCTGCTGTCCACTCTCTTGAGGAATTAGTGGATTAAAAGGCTGCGAACCTTGTACAAGACGTGGCTTTGGCAACTCATCACTTGCCTCTTGTCCACCTCTTGAACCCCCCATCAATGCCGCACCAAATTTACTCCAATCAAATCCACCACCTTGCTGCTGTGGTTGTGACACATAATCTGTATAAGGACCATAAGATTGTGGGGACTGCTGCTGAGTAAAATCGTAACCGTATTCGTATGCCATTATTCTGCCCTCGATAATGCAAGCCAAAGTTCATCATTAAACTTCTTATATTCTCCACTCTTATCCTTCCACCATCTCGCTCCTATATCGACTTCTCGAATATCCAGGTGCAAACCTGGTCGATTCCAAAACGGATACACACCAATACCGCCAAACGCAAACCGCTCAGCGGACATAAGCTGCCATCGTAGAGGCACTCCACGAAAGTCTAAGTCAACCGCATTGCCAAGATAATGTTGACTATTTTCCTCATGGCCCGTTCTTTCCCAGGCAACATGAATAATGCAAGGCGCCCCGTTATACTCCTTCTTAATAAAACTCGCCAGTTTATCGACGAGAAGAACGAGTCGTTCATTGACCTTTTTATAATCATCCTTCCACTCTTTTTTATCAAAATTCTTTATTTTACCCCAAAATGTTGGG